TGCTTGCGTCTGCTTGCATCTGCTTGCATCTGCTTGCGTCTGTTTGTGTTCACGATCTGTTCACGATCTGTTCATGGTTTGTTTGCACCGTCATGCAACCAGCAGTCGCAGCAATAGGGGCCCATATACCCCCAGTTGAAATGCAGGAGGCCGCCGCCTAAAAATTTGGCCCATTCAATCTGCAAAGAAAATTACACTTTTCATGCCAGCGGCACTACGATGCAATGCAAACAGGAGTGCAAGCAAGAATGCGAGCAGCAGTGAGAATAATGAAACGTCGGTGCAGTGTGAGTGGGCTTGCCGTCTTGACAATGGTGCCCGCTGGAGTATGTTCTATCTCGCTCGCACTCGCCCGCGTGTAAAGGAGCTGCAAAGCTATGACCGATATTCTGACTGCAATGCTGGAGAAGAAACGTGTAGAACAGCAAGAGCGTGAAGCTGCTGTCGTGCCTGCATTGCTTGCTAATCAGGAACTGCTGATTACGATCGCACGTCTCGAACATGCCGGCATGGACGATCAGCAGATCGCACGCGGTATCGGTAGAAGTGTGCTGGAAGTGCAATCTATCCGCGAGCACGACATCTACAAAGCGCAGCTCGCAGAGACGGCAGGCATCGTTGCAATCCGCGAGATCACAGTTGATGAACTGTACGCGCAGCTTGAACTAACCGCTGTGCAGCAGATGGCTGAATACGTCCGTCACGGCAATGATCCAGAATACGCAATGCGCGCAGCGAGGATTGCAAACCAAGCGCAGAGCAGGGTCGAGAAACGTGCACAGATCGGTAGCAACAATCTGCGCGCAAATGCCGATCGCACGAACAACGTCACAGTGGTACTAAATCAGCAATTCGTGCAGCGCTTGCCGGGTATGGACTTTGCTGCTGAACGTCTCCGTGCTGATACGTTTGACGTTGGCGTGCCGATACGCAAAACCGCGAACGGTATGACGAAGATTGATGCAGTGCCTGATGCAAAGACGGCAAGGTCAACCATCGCGCCGCCAAACTCTGCGACGCAACAGCTCGCTGCTGACCTGCAATCAATTGGCTCGTTTGCGCTTGCGTCTGAGCGGACGATCTAGCGCGAGTAAAAAGCGCCGGGGTCACCGATTCTTTGCGCATCCTTGACGACGCGGAGAGCGCAATGCGCGAGCGCAGCGAGCTAGGAGAGACGGCAAGGAGCGTAGCGCCGCAGCCGTGCGACGTAGGAGCATTCGCGATCGACAAGTAGTCAAGGAAGTAAAGCAAAGAATCAGGGGAAGCGCAACTCGCGCCGCACAGATGTTTAATTCGCAGACACATGAATTCAATCAGCCGATTGGCGGGACGACTGTTCACGCTGACATATCGCGTGAGCAATTGCTGCAATTGCTTGCAACGGACGCTGAAGCTGTGTTGCAATTTACAGTCCCTGAGCAGATTGAGCTTGCCGTCCCTGATGTGCATCGTTACTGTCTGCGTAAGATGCTGCTGTCGGAGACGTCGAAGCTTTGCATTGCAATCCCACGTGGCTTTGCAAAGACCACGCTTGCAAAAGTATGTGCGGCTTGGCATCTCTACTTCACATCGCATCGTTTCATCGTCTATCTCTCTAACACGCACACCGTTGCGGCAAACGCCCTGAAAGACATCGTGGCGTTCTTGCGCTCTGATAACTACGTTTCGCTGTTCGGAATGCCGGTATTCGAGGTTGAACGTGAATCCGAAGGCTTTTATATCTTCACCATTTGCGACGCACAAGGCAATACCAAACGTTGCATCCTTCGTGCGCTAGGTGCTACGCAGCAGGTGCGCGGTTTGAACGTTGACAATCAGCGTCCTGATCTTGCAATCGTTGACGATGTGGAATCGCGTGAAGAGATCGCAACTCCTGAGCAGCTTAAGAAGCTGGTGCAGTGGTTCTATTCCACCTTCATCAAAGCAATGGACGCACGCAAGTCTAAAATCATCCAAGTCGGTAACATGGTGCAGATGAAGTGCATGATTGACATGCACTGTAATTCGCCAGTATGGGATTCGGTGCGTCTAGGCGCCGTGCTGGCCAACGGTAAGCTACTCTGGGACGAACTCTGGTCAGCTGAGAAGCTCCAATCGGACTATGAAGAATATGAGCGCCTTGGTATTGCGCATCTCTGGTTTGCAGAAATGATGAACTTGCCGCTTCCAGATGGCGCAGGTCTCATTGCATACGACAAAATTCAATTTGCAGAACCTCTGTCACCAAACGACGCGCGCATTCGCTTTGGCTGCATTACAATCGATCCGTCAACATCACAGAAAGAATGGGCGAATGAAACAGCTATTGCTGTGCATGTGTATATCGACGACGACGAAAGCGGGAACAGTCTCCGAGAGTGGAACGACGTTGCTGCTGGTGCCGGACTTTATGGCGGATATTGGCAATGTGCTGAAATCGTTGGCACCACAAAGGCAGGCGATCCGATTAGGCTTTTCGATGTGGTATTTGCCTTGTGTGAAAAATGGAGTATTAACGTTGTTGGTGTCGAATCCGTTGCATACCAACAGTCCATCAAACCAGTGATGGAATATCTCTGCACACAGCGTGGCATCATCGGTATGCACATCGAAAATCTGCCATTGCCTCGTGCGTCAAAAACACAGCGATTAATGGCTTGGGCTGCGCTCATTGCGTCTGGAGCATATCGCATCTCACGTGGTCAGCAGATGCTTACAAATCAGCTTATCAGCTATGATCCTGCATCAGCAAATAACGCTGATGACCGCATTGACGCTTGCGCGCATATCATAATTGCGACAAAATTATACTTGCCTTTGATCATGCAATCGGTCAATGTCAAGCTCGCTGGAACAACAGGCGGTATCATTAATCCGCGTGTTCAAAACAACTATTGAGGCGTCAACATGCTGCGTGAAGTATTCTCTTCTGTTTTCGATGCTCCGCGTTCGATCCAGCTGAACGCTGAACTCAAGCTCACGCTTGAAAGGCATGACGCATTGCTGCGCATGTTGGTGCACAAGCTCAATCGTGACAGCGAACTGCGCTCCGAACTTGCTGCGCGCTACACTCGCATTGATCGCGATCTCGCTGGCTACGTCATGCATGATGGTGAAGATTGCATTCGCGAGCGCAAGCTTGCAAACGGCGAAGGCACTTCAATGCCGCCGATGCGGCTATCATTGTCGAAGTCGCAGCTTGAGGATATGGTTACATACATTCTCTCGCTCATTATGCCTGACGGCCAAATCTACGGCGCGATTGCTCCGACTGAAAAGGCAAACGCTGCTGCTGCATTCGCTGCATACATGAACCACGATGGTCGCATGTTTGCGCATTACGATGCGTATAAGAAAGCGATTCGTGATTCACTTGCCTATAACTTTGGCGGTCTGCATGTTGAATGGACCGATCAGCACGGTGTGAAGCTTTCTGTTGATGAAAACACGCAACAAGTGCAGCAGCAGCGCGGCATCACGTATTCCGGCAACTCTCTTGAAGCCGCTGATCCATACAACACAATCATCGACTGGAGTGTGAAACCGAAACATCTCTATCGCCTCGGTGAATTTGCTGCTGTTATTGATCGCATCTCTCTCGACTCATTGCATCGCCAGCAGTATGAAGAAAAAGTATACGGTTTCAAAGATGCATTCCGTATCGAATACAATCAGCGCGCTGGTGAATACACCTACGATGCAATTGTTCCGAACTGGATCACGCAGAGTCTTGCGCATGGCGGCTCTGCTGGAATGAGTGCAAGCTTCAATACGAACTTCTACATTACGAAGCCGAGCGTCCGCAGCGATACATACGGCGTTGATCCGTGCGAATCTGGCGCGGACGCTGCAAACACGAAGCGCTATCCGAATCAGATCGACTTCCGCAAAGCGATGGAGGATCGCGTTTCCTATTCTGCATCGCGCGAGCAGTCCGAGGAAAATCGCTGCGAGCGCGTGATCATGTATATCCGTTTGATTCCCAAAGAGTGGGGATTGTCGCCGCTTGCGACGTTCGAATTGTGGAAGTTCACAATCATCAACGGACGTCTGATTGCGCGCGGAGAGCCCGCACGAACTGCGCATGATTTCATTCCAATCTTCATCTCAACGCCTGAAACAGATGTTGATGAAGCCGAAGCGAAGTCGCAGATGGAATACCTGAACCCAATGCAGGATTACATTGCGGCGCAATTGAATTCGCATGTCGCGACGCAGCGTAAGAAACTCAATGGCGGCATTACCGTCTATGATCCTGTACGCATTCCGCTTGGTGAACTGAAAGATCCGACGCACGGTGTTGTCGCTGCGCGTCCTACAATGTCTGATCAGCCATTGAGCAGCGCAATTCATCAAATCTCCGATGTTCCTGACACGAACAATACCATTTCGGAAATGAAAGTCTTGCATGATCTCATGCTGCAATTGAATCCGACGCAGCAGGCGAATCAAGTTGCTTCTCTGGAGCGCGCAACGCAATACCAAGCCGCAGCGACTGTGCAAGCCGGTTCGCGGCGCCAGTTCACTACTGCGCGCATTGTCGATACACAGATGCTGACGCCTTGTCGCATTGTTCTCTCCACCAACATCATGATCAACGGCCGCGATCTCAAACTCCGTATTCCGCCGTTTGATGAAGAAACAACCGTCACTCCGCAGCAATTCATCTCTGAAAACCTCGAATTTCGTCTGTCTGATGGTCTGCGCGGTCTTGATCGTGTGCTGCTGACGCAGATGGCAAAAGATGTTCTCGCTGCGACGCTGCAATCGAAACAGGCTGCTGCACAGATTGACGTTGTGAAGATGCTTGATTGGGTTATGCGCGTTGCCGGCAACGAAGTATCGCTCGAAGGCTTCCGGCTTAAGTCGCAGATGGATGCAATGCCGCCTGAAGTCAAGGACGCAGCGCTGCAACTCTATCAGCAGCAGATGGCTGCGCAACAGAGCGGCAATGATCAACAAGTTCCCGATGGTTCCGCAGAAGCAGCAAAAGACGCTGGTTCTGTGAATGCAAACGCGCGCACGGCTGGTGCACCTGCTGCGCGTTAATCTCAGCACTAAACTCACACAAGGAAACCTATCATGTCGAATGCAAAGACTCGTGCCGAAGCTTGCCCGATGGCGACTGCGATGCTCACCGCCGAACTTGTCAATTCGCTCACGCTCGAAACGTATGAGGCTGTTGTCGGCGCTCTGCTGATGACGTCGCGTGGTATCGACCAGAGCGGCAAGCAGGTTGCAGCGTCTGCTGCTCCCGGCAGCGAGGCCCGTGCAATTGGTGACGCAGGCGCTCGTTTCGTGATCGCGCACCAGATTCAGCAGGCTGCTGTCGAAATCACCTCATTCTTCAACACTCCGCAGCAGCAGCCGAACTAATCAGTTCCGCATCGCAATCTGCAATTTCTATAACAGGAGCATACTCCAATGAGCAATCTCGGAGCACTTCTGGCCAGCAGGCAGGGAGGAGGCGGAAGCGCTTCCTCCAATGCAGGCGGTCGGTTTGCATTTTCTGGCGGGCAGCCGCAGGAAACTGCTGAAGATTTTGCTGCACTTTCGCAGCAGGAAGAAGAACGTCTCGACGTGTCGTCGGAATTGTTCGCATCGTTCACAATGCCTGCGAGCAATCAGGAGCAGCAGCAGGGCGATAACAAAGCGTTGCCCTACAAAGGCGGCGATCCTGCGAATGCAAATGCTGCTTCACTCGCTGATCTCCAGCAGATGTGGGCAGATGCTGCAAATCGCGCTGACGGAAACAACGGCGACGGTGAAGGTGATCCGCAGAAACAGCTGAGTGACTTCAACGCGTTCATCTCCGAACAGGCAAAGGGACTTGATTTCTTCCCTGTCGAGCGCCAGCAGGAACTTGCGCAGGCATTCGAAAAAGCTGACGTTCCTGCAATCGCAAAATGCGTCAATGCCGCAATGCAGGATATGGCCGTCAATGTCATGAACACTGCATTCGCGTTGGTGCAGCAGGAAGGCACGAAGATTCGTGATTCTGCTGTCAACACGGCTAACAGCGTTCGCAATCGTGAGTCGGCTGAGAACGCATTGTTCTCGAAGCTGCCTGAGCGGTTCTCTGCTGATCCGTTCACGAAGCAGTTCGCGATTGCGCAGCTGCAAACTGCCTACAATAAGACGCGCAATTACGATAAGGCGGTCGCACTGTCAGTGCAGGCAATCGAAGCTATCATGCGTGCGGGCGGAAGCAACAATGGTGTGCGTCCGAATGCAAGCAACAGCTTCGGCAACGGCGGCCAGACTGCACAAGGCGGCCGCGTCCAGAAAATGATGAACGTCGATTTCGCGGGCGTCATGGGTGGCCGATAAGTGCATAATCGTGAGCAGTTAGTTCGCTAGCTGCTCACATCAGTAAATGGCGTTCACCGTCATAATCTCAACAGGAGCTACCAAATGGCTATCAAAGGCATCTTCGTCTCTGATGCTGGTGAAATCGGTGGGCGCCGCAACGATATCGAATCCGGTCTCGTTCGCACTCGCACCGTCGGCACCGCACCAATGCTTGCAATGTCTGCTGGCATTCGCAAGGAATTCATCAACGACACCATCACGCACTGGATGGAAGAGCATCAGCGCATCTGGCGTCTGCGCATTGTCGCAATGCCTGCTGGTCCGCTGGCGCAGGTCATCGAGGTCGAAGATGCTTCGTGGATCACCGACTCGATGGTGTTCATGGTTGAAGCAACCGGCGAACACATTCATGTTCTTGGCGTGAACGGCAACACCTGCACTGTTCGTCGCGGTCTCGGTGGCACGGCTGTTTCGCCGATCACTCCTGCTGCTGCTCCGAACGAAGTCTGGGTTCAGCGCATCGGCACTGCATTCGAGGAAGCTTCCGAGCGTCCCGTTGCAACTATGTCGCTCAATGGCGAACGCAAGAACCATACGCAGATTTTCCGCAATACGTGGGCTGCTTCTGGAACGGCGCGCGCCGTCTCCTACAACAATGGTGATCCGGGCGCGCGTTCGCTGCGCGAAGCTCTGTTCAACCATGCGCAGGACATCGAGCGTTCGCTGATGTGGGGCCGCTACGACTTCGGCGTTCGCAATGGCAATCCGATTCGCTTCATGGATGGTTTCGTTTCGCAGATTCGTTCGAACATCGCCATTGCGCCAACTGTCGGTGCAACTCCCGGCGCTGTCTCGCGCAAGTCGATGATTCGTTTCATCCAGCTGATCTTCTCGCAGAACATCATCGGCCAGCCGAATGAGCGTATCACGTTCGCCGGTTCGAACGTGCTGTTCGTGCTGAATGAGCTGGTAAAGCTGAACTCGGAATACAATATCGAAGTTCGCGAGACTGAATACGGCATCAAGGTTCGCCGTTTCATCACGCCGTTCGGTGAACTGCTTGTCATGGACCACGAGATGATGAACATCTCGCCGCTGTGGCGCAACGACATGTATGTGTTCCACCCTGCCGGGTTGCGCATCAAGTGGCTGCGCGATACGTTCCAAGACAACGATGACCGCAATTCTTCGCGCACTGGCCTCGACGCCGACCTCGGTGTCGTCACGTCTGAACTGACGTGTCAGCTGCGTGCAGAACATGTTCACGGCGCGTATCTGAACATGCAGAATGCGATCGCCGACGCATAAGCGTTTGCGTTGATCGCGGGCGCAGCAGCTATTCCTCCCGGCTGCTGCGCCTTTCTTTTCAAATCGCACACAAGGAAACAATGCGATGCCCACAGATTTCCTTTCGAAACTCGCAGCGAAAGCTGCAACTGGAACTGCTGCTGAAACTGCTGCAATTGCCGGAGCGGCAACAATCGATGCCGTGCAGCACGTTGCTGGCGCAGGCCCTGCCATTCCAAAGCGCCCTGTCGAAGCGCCTGAAACTGCTGCTGCGGAAGCAATTCTTGCTGAACAGCTTCGTGCAAAAACGGAAATCATTGAAGAGGACTATTTCTCGCAGAAACACGAGAATCCTATCGGCCTTCGTTATTTCCATTCCACACACGGCGGAAGCGCAATGATCCCGATGCCCGACGGCCAGCCCATGCCGTTTGAATTCGGCATTTTTTCGACATCGAATGCGAATGAAATCGCAATCTGTGTCAGCACCATTCCGCATTGCCGTGGTGCGGTTCGCGAAGTCACGCGTGATGAAGCGCTGCGTATTGTCGCCGCAAACATGAAGCTCACCAAGCCGTTCCAGTCGTTCGCACGCGGTGCAGTTTCGTCTGGCGCAGCAAAGGGCATGAAGCAGGGCAACTACGTCGAAGTTGTTGCGCAGGCTCGCGGCACTGAAATCAGCGAATTTACTCGCACTGGAATGGCTGCGCTGCTGGATCAGGCTGAAACTGGCGTCGCGCCGCAGAAGTAATCGCATCTGCACCCGCAATAGAAAGTTGCAGCCATGTTCAGCGAGTTCATCGACTACATTGTTCAGGAAACTGGACGTCGCGATCGCATCGCGCTGATCGTGTCTGCGACGAATGACGTCCTTCGCCACATCCACAAATACATGGATTGGGATGAGGATTTGCAGGAGACGTTGATCGTTCCCGCAGCACCAGCTGCCGCGTGGAATGCTGGCGAAATCGTCAACTGGAAACACTCACGACTTCTGCGCTCGATCCGCGCAATTCAACTCAACGGCCATTGCTACGCTGAAATGGTTCGTCCCGGCGCAAAGCAGGAGAACCGCGGGCACTACTGGTATCGCTCCAGCAACGACACTGTTTCAATTGCCGGTGCGTGTCATCGCATTGCAATTGGTTGGTATAGCTGGAATCGTCACTTCCAATACTATCCGCTCGGTTCGCGTCCTGCCGTTTTCGACAACGAGAACGAAGTGTGGACGTATATGCAAACTGGCGT